AGCCAGTAGCACCAGTTCCACCAATAAAGCCAGTTACACCAGTAGCACCAGTCCCACCTATGAAACCTGTAACTCCAGTAGCGCCAGTTCCACCAATGAACCCTGTAACGCCAGTAGCACCAGTTCCACCAATAAACCCTGTAACGCCAGTAGCACCAGTTCCACCAATGAATCCAGTTATACCAGTAGCACCAGTCCCGCCAACGAACCCTGTAACACCAGTAGCACCAGTTCCACCAATAAAGCCAGTTATACCAGTAGCACCAGTTCCACCTATGAAACCTGTAACGCCAGTAGCTCCAGTTCCACCAATGAACCCCGTAACACCAGTAGCACCTGTTCCACCAATGAACCCTGTAGCACCAGTCCCACCAATAAATCCTGTAATACCAGTAGCACCTGTTCCACCAATGAAACCTGTAACTCCAGTAGCACCAGTTCCACCTATGAAACCTGTAACGCCAGTAGCTCCAGTTCCACCAATGAACCCCGTAACACCAGTAGCACCTGTTCCACCAATGAACCCTGTAGCACCAGTCCCACCAATAAATCCTGTAATACCAGTAGCACCTGTTCCACCAATGAAACCTGTAACTCCAGTAGCACCAGTTCCACCAATAAAACCTGTCGCTCCAGTTAACCCTGTGCTTCCAACAGAGCCAGCGCCAGCCACTATTCCACTACCATTCCAAAATAAATTTGAACCACTAGCATATAAAATATTATCTACTATGGATGGAACGCCACTAGGTATTCTAATTCCGCTAGCAACAGTAATTCTGCCAGAAGTAGATATGTCTCTATTTGGAAACCAACCGGAACTACTCCAGCTTAATACATTACCAGACTGTATACCGCCCGTGTAAACTGGAAATCCTTGAATCTGCGAGGCGTTCCATTGGGCAATTCCACTTCCAACTTTTGCAGGAGCTAGTGATATAATCCATGGTGGATTAATATAATTTCCAGTAGTGTATACTAAATTATTTAAAGTAAGTCTATTCCGTTGAATTAATGGCATTATTTTTCCCTATAGCATAGACAAACATTAGTCTAGTGTAACTTTTAATGATCCGCTTGGAATTGTGAACTGGTCGCCCTCTCTTATATTCCTTGAAGATGACAAGGCTGCAAAAAATAATATATTTCCACTGGTTGGTGCATCTGATATAAAAACTCCAGATATTAGTCCTATTGCAGCTGTTGCTAACGGAAACTCTATAGCATAGTTATTATGAATTGCCATGCTAGAATTTAATTGATATGGATTAGCCCATCTATTGCCACTAGATATGTACTGCTGTCTAGCATATGACCCTGTGGTTGGTTCGTCCGCAATTCCAGACTCTAGATCGTTTACTATAAAACTCTTGTTTAGCCCTATATATAAACTAGAAGGGGCCACGTATGGCACTTGTTTAAAAATATGATTTAATATTCCAGATTCAAGATAATTACTAAGAGCGCCCATATATTTCTCCTACATGTAAATGTATTATTCAATATTTTATACACAATAAAAAAAAGAACGGGCGATTAAACCCGTTCTATTTTTAATTATTGTAAATCTTCTAAAATTAGAAGCTAGCAGCAAGGACTCTACGATTGTCCAAGACGCCAAATCCAATTTCGGCCCAACCATAGTAGCCTTGACGTTGACTTCTGTGAAGACCTTCGTCTTCGAAGATTTCAACTTCTCTCTTGACTGGCATGACAAAGCTATCTCTAGCATTGAGGTCCAAGCCAACGATCAGTTCTACGTCAGAATTAGGACCAATAGATCCACCGAGGTCACTGGTGAAGAATGTTTGATATTCTTGGCCATCGCCAAATTCAAACAAGCCGTTCAGATTAATACCAAAAATTCTGGTAATTGGCGCGCCGCCATCTGCTGATTGGTAAACTTCACGACGAGATGTGTCGTCAAGTTGATCAATACCCCAGTTACGAACGTCTTCAATGGCTTCTGGTGACAGGTAGAAGTCAGTTAAGCGACCTGTAGCTGTAACACTGTTACCGCCACCATTACGTAACATGACAGTCTTTGCCAATGAGATTAATCTCTTGGTGAATTGACCAGCAGCAGCATCTGCGTCATAGACGAGAATATTGCGGTCAACAGCAGCGGCAAGAATCGTGTGCCAGCCATCGTCGTTAATCTTCTTAACGAAACCAGCTTCAAGAACTTGCATAGCACGGGCTACGATGTCCCAGCGAGCTTCGCGAGCATAACGAAGAAGGAAGTCAATGCTGTTGGTGATGCCATAGGTGTTAACCATGACGTAATCGCCTTCAACATGCTTTTCAGGAATACGACCATGGCCCGGATTGGTGTAAGCGGTATAATCGCGTTCTGTGCCGGGAGCTAAAAGGTCAAGAGGAAATTCAGGAGAAGCGCCGGGTTCAAGAACCATCTTCTCATAAATACCCGTGACGACATCTCCAAACATGATTCCTTTTCTCAAAGGAAGTTCAAGAGCTTTGGCAATTTCTCTCTGTGCATCAAGGGCAACAGACTTGTCTGAATTGCCAGAACGCTTGAGAAGTTCGATAAATTCATTACTTGGACGTGTTAACATTCTGATATTCTCCTATTTTCTATTAATTATGGAAGGTTAATTTCAACTTTAGCATAGCCATCACCATCTTTAGCTGATAAGAAACGACCAATTCTTACAGCGCCTGAATCCAAGGAAACAGCTTTGCCAGAGGTAGAAATTAATCCACTTTCCGCAACATAGGCTGCATCCCCAGCGGCTGGAGTACCAGATGTTGAGATTCTATTTGTAAGAACATAGCCCTTACGAAGAACTGTAACCTTGCCGCCCTTTTGAATCTCATCTTTGTGCCAGTTAATGTGCTGACGTGTTAAGTCAATATTAACCATATCATTTAATAGAACACCCATTGCAACCTTACCAGAAGGATTAGCAACATATGTAACAACATTTAATGAAGAATCCATAGCAGCGCCTGAAGGGGTGCTACCAGTGGCGAGCGTAACAATGCCGCCTCTTTCAGCTACTTCATTCATGAAAAATGAAACATCTGTTTGGAATTCGTAACGATCACTTTTTAATGCCATTTTAATAAGCTCCTTAATTACTTAATATTAGCTGTAGTTTTAAGAACATTCTTGTCAAACCAGTCACTTGCAAAAGATCTAATTGACTCTTCTTCGGCTGTTTCGGCCATAGGAATGTCTGTTAAATCTGCTTCTGCTGAATCTAATTCGCTAGCGTCAACTTCATTTGCATCAATTTCATCTTCGGCCTTTGCATTCTTTTTAGCTTTTTCGCCTTTAGGAGCGGCTGGCTTTTCGCCTTCCTTCATTTCTGTAGGAGCGCCCATCTTGGCTTTAGCTAATGCAGCAACAACACTTTCAAATACTTCATCAGCCAAAGATTCGAATTGGACAGAAGTTTCTTCAACTTCAGCTTCACTCAAACCAGCATTAGAAAGATCAGCTTTGCGCTTGCTCATTTGCTTTTCTTTTTTCATTTTGATCATTTCTTCAAACATTTTTTGCTTGTCTGTCTTTTCAGCAGCAAGAGCTTCTTGAGCTTCAGAAAGTTGAGCTTGAAGATCAGCAACAGTGGCCTCAGCTTCAGACTTAGCTTTCTTGGCTTTTTCAGCTTCTTCTTTCATCTTGCCAGCTTCTTCTTTCATCTTATCTTTCATCTTATCAGTGGCTTCTTTTGCTTCGGCAAGTTCGGCCTTTAGAATTTCTAAATCATCTTGCATAATAATCTCCTCAGCTTTCGATTCATTAAAAACAGTAGAATGTTGTTTGTTTAAAATTACACTACGAGGGTTAGCGGGCTTTTTAACAAGACCAACACCAGAAAAAGAAATGTTACGTAATAGTCTACCTACTTTATACCCATTATATTCACCTTTGCCGCCATAAGCTCTTAAATGCTTAGTTAAAAAAGCAGAAGTTTCTTCTCTTCTAACAACTTTTTGTGAGCCTTTAGAGTCAATTAAAGCATAGTCAAATGATGGAAATAAACACTCCATTGAAACATGCCAAGTGTTGCCAGCTTCAACATCAGATATAATATCTCTCATGCGAGATTTTAATTCTGGATCTGACCAGCTAGTATATAATACAGATCCAATAGAAATATCAAAGTAGGCAGGTAATTGAGATACATCATTAATATCATCTATCCTATTGCCTTCTTGATCAATTACATAGCTTCCAGTTATATGCCCAATAATATCTTTTTCATCGTGCATATAATTAAATTGCTTATCTTCTGGAGTGGACCTAGCATTCCACATCTCAGCAGCATCGAATACATCATCGTTTTTATTCCATCCAGCGCTAGCTAAGATAGATTTAATATAATATAAATCGATTTGATCTTTATTTTCAGCAAATGCTTTGCAGCTATTGATTTCAACCTGTGTTGGTATATAGGGGGAAGCTTCAGAGCAAAATGCAATAGAAGCATTACTCTTAACTAATTCCGCTATACCATCTTTAATCTCTGACTTAAATATATTCATAGTGCTATTTTACCTCGTAAAAATATACACATTAATCTTCAATAGATGACAAATCTATAAACACAGAAGCGTATATATATTTCATTTCGTCTACTGTTGGTTTTCTTGAATTACTATACACAAAACTTTCCATTTCTTCTGCAACTTGTTCTAAAAATTCATGCGATGGCTTGTGTCCATTTTCAATAAGGTCTTTAATTATTTCTGGGTTTAATTCTATAAACGGTTCTAATCCAGTTAATAAACATAGTTTTAAATATTCTAATTGACTAAATTCAGCTTTGGTTAAACTCCTAACATTCTTTTTATTATAAAAATCTAACATCATTGGAGTAACTTCATCTGCTATAGATTTTTGAATATTATAAGCCCATAAGACTGCGGTAGCCTCTTTGGATTTTGGCTGTACAACTTTAGTTTTCCTTTTGATTTTATCTTTTTGATTAACAGGTCTGCCGCCTTGAGGACTTGGTACAGATTTAGCTGGAGTTGACGAACCCCCACCAAAAGGTTTTGGAGCAGGAATTGGAATATCTATTTTTGGAAGACCTAGTTCATCTTCATAATATGAATCATCAACCCCATCTTTGGTAACAAGTATTTTTGCCACGTCAGATCTAATGTTTGGATTATGATATGGACTAGCTTTGAATGGCGTATAATTATCATTTCTACGACTTTGTTCTTCTCTTCTAACGCGAGTTTTTTCAATATCAGGCATTTCTCCGAATCTTTCCAGTATTGTTTGATCTGAAAGTATACCTCTATCTGCAAGATTAATTAAAAGTTGTTTCTCTGCGGACTCGTCAGATAAGATAATATTATCAAATCTAATTTGGGCAGGAAGTCTAAAACCCATAGCCTTCTGCACTATTTCAATTTCTTTTTTCCAGAATTGAGTTAATACATGTCTGCCATATTCAAGTCTTTCGATAAGGGTTTTTAATGAAACATAATTATTTGAATA